CGTTCATCATAGTCTTGTAAGCGTCATAACTGAACTTACCGATATTTGGAATCAAGAATGCTGCTGCTTCTGGATACTTCTTAAGCAGTTCTGAGTTATTTTCTACCCAGTTGCCTGCTACTTCGCCGTACTTAATAACAGCAACTGTTCTCTTCTTAGACTCAGATATTGTGTATGGCATTTGCTTAGGGAACAGTTTGATCCATTCCTCAGTAGCACGTGTGTAATCACCGTTGTATTCAGTAACTAGGTTAGAAAATACTTGCTTAAAACTTGTGCGTTCATTATCACGAACCCATCCAGCCATCTCAGACTTGAGTTGAACTGATGGTGATGCTGGCAATATCAAGGCACTAAAGAAACGCATACCCAAAATTGTCTGGGTTGTTGACTTTAGTTTATCTTGATAATCTTCTAGATCTCCTGGAGATGGAGGAACATCGTTACCTTGTGCATCCTTTGTAATCTTTAACCCGTGTCCAGTAGCCTCTAGATAGGTAACTGCCTTACGGAAAGCTGATGCGTACTGTGAATCACGCTCATCCTTGTTTAATACACCCATTGCTCGGTTAATGTGAGCTGGCAGGATAGCGTTAATAATTGGTTGGTCTTCTCCGTACTCACCAAAGAGGTACTTCTCTGATTCTTTAAGTGAAGGAATCAACTCATACATCATCTTGACTGGTAATGCTGCCAATGGACCAGAGAATGTTGGGAACAAAGCGTCTGGGTTCATAGATGGTGAAATCATATTGAGTTTTGCGCCAAATTCCACTGGCATTGGTGCAACGAATGCACCCTTAATGCCAAATGCTGTAGAAAGTTTAGACATTGCTGCATAAACTGGCTGCATTCCTGGATAGATGAAGTAAGCCTCACCCTGATCGTCCTGTTGTACGAAGCCAGAGTGTGATACACCCTCATATGTCAATGATAAACGTGCTATTGACTCTGGGTTATAGCGAACTCCACGCAATACACGGCGATAAAAGTCTTCTGTTGCACGATAATAGCGAGCAAAGTTACGCATTGTGAATGCTAACTGAGTACGAACCTCTGGATTATCCACATAAGCAAGTACTCGTTCTTTAGCAAGGTCTTGAGTTAACTCAATAATTTTAACTTTGCCTTTGAGTTCAGCATCTTTAATCAAGATAGCCTTTTCAGCATCGCTAAGTTTAGCGTTATTACGAATAGGATCTGTAAGCATCTTCATATAACGCTCTTCTAGACCGCCTGATTTCCAACGCTTACGCATATCAACAGCAGCAGATAGCACCATTGGCTCACGTGACCAGCGAGCATTCATCTCGCCAACCCATTCCCAGTGCTTTCCTACGATCTTTCCAGCAGGATTGCCCTCTGCGATAGGCATAATGCTTGGACCAGAGATGAACTGTGGTGCATCTTCTGCCAATGCTGGCAAATCATCAATACCTAAGTCGCGGGTATTTACCTTAATCCCACCTTCAGGCGTACGGATACGTGCCTTTGCAAGTAGTTTCTGGTTAAGAACGTCTTGGCTATTGACAAACAAGTTACGTGTAGCTGCATAAACATTCTCAGCGTGAACTGCAACGTCAGCATTATTGCCTGGACGGTACAACTGATACTTTGCCTTACGTGCTGCATACTCTGGAGAGTTAATAAAATTAGCAATAGCCTTCTTGGCATACTCTGGATTTTCAATATAACGAAGTGCGATAGAACCAAGTGGGTCATTACCAATAGCAGCAATGCTTGTTATCCAAGCAATCTTACCTTCTGCTGTAATCGGAGAATACTCACGGTAGTTTCCACCGCTTTCCTTAGCGTATGTGACTCCATCAATTTTATACTCACGAGATGTGCCGTACTTATCTACGGTACGAAGAGCATCAGTCCAGTGGTCTGCGCCAGTAATACCCTTCTTGCCACCTTCTGCAACACCTGCAAGTAGCTCATCAATGGCACCATACTGTGCCATCTCTGCAATAATTTCACGTGCCTGTGGGTCAAGCTTGCCAAGGTACTTATCTGCCATAACAGCATCTGCCATAATCTTACGAGCATCTTCTACTGTTTTAGCTTCTGCAAGTTTGCCTGCATATAACTTACGGTCTGAACGCTTAACGAGTTTGTTGATAACTCCGACAGTTTCTCCACCTTGACCAAGACGCAACTTAGTTGATAGACGCTTACCAGCGACAACACCCCAAGCAGAATCGCCCACTGCAAGGTGGACCATTAGATCTTCAATTGAGTTACGTACAGCAAAACGAGGACCAGCAAGAGTCAAGAATGACCAAGCAGATGTTAAATTCTCAGCCCACTGTGAGTGTGACCAACTCATAATTCTGTTAGCAACTTGGTACTTATCAACCACTCCGTCAAGATCTGTAATCTTAGGAACGGTCATACCTTCGGCTAATTGATAGTCAAAGATAGCAAACTGTTGGTCGTTAAAACTAGATGGTTCAAAGTAACGGTATGTACCGTCATCATTAAGCAATGGCTTACCCTTGGTATCGCGTAACAAAATACGTGGAGCAAACAGTTGCTCACGAGATGAGTTAGCCAACTTGTCAAGGATGTTCTTACCGCCAGGGACTTTGTTAAGTCCACGGATCTCAGCTACTGTATTGAAGACACCCATCATAATCTGACGCTTCTGTGCTTCATCTCCAGCCTTGAATGCTTCTGCAAACAGACGTGAGTTGTAACGAGTATTGGCAAGACGTGCTAACTGGTAGACCTTCTCAGCAGAATCTACTGCGTTAGGGTCAAAGAAATTATCACGGAAAAATGGAACCTTTGAAAACTTAGATGCAAAGCGATCAATACGATCTTGAACATAATTCAATGGCATACGAAATGCTCCGTCTGCACGAATCTTTGCAGTCTTGCGTTCGATATCACTAATGACATTTGTTTCAACCTGCTTCAAGAACTCTTTAGGAGTGTTAGCAGTTGCTGCTTCATTTGTACGTGTATCAATAAACTTTGTTTGACGTGTTAACTGCGCTTCAATTCCACCAATACTGGTTTGGTCGGTAAAGATTTCACGGTTAATGCGTTTACCTGATTGGTCAAAGCGAAGAACCTTATTGCCAGTAGTCATTGCTGCAATACGAGTCTGACGTGCAAGATCCATACGTGGAAGCAACTGAACCTGACGGCCTGCTTGACCCTTGAGAGTACGAAGTGCATCTTCGCTATTGGCAAGAAAGTTTTTCATAGTGCCAGCTTCAACAACACCTTGCTTAAGCATAGCCTCAATGACATCATCACCAAACTCAGGAGCAATACGCTTGAGCCGTATACTTGCTTCAACTAAAGTCTGTGAATCTGCTGCACCCTCTTTGAGTGCCTTGCGAGCTGTTGAATAGTTTTTCAATGCTCCAACATAGGCTTGGTCAAATCTTTGTACGCTTGCTACTTCAAATGCCTTTTGGACATTACCAGCATCTCCAACGATATTATCTAAAGCATACTTAGAAACATCGTATGCTTTTTTTGCCTTGCCAAGTGCAAGTGTTGGATCTGCAAAGATACGGAAGGCTGCATCACCAAGACCTGAGATTGCTTTGTATGCAGCACCTGATCCCTCCCATTTTTGAGGAAGGATAGCGTTGGCTATAAATCTACCTGGAGAATACTTAGCAGCGTTTGCTGCATCTAGTGCATCTTGGAAGAGTGGATCTTTCTTCTGTGCAGCCTGAGATGCAATCTGCTTTTCTTCTACAGTTCCAGTTGCAATGATCTGATCTAAGCTCATACCCTCTGCAACCTTTTGTGCCACAGACATATACTGTGAACCAAAGATGCGGTTTGCTTCTGCCATACGTGATGGACTAAAGACCTTATCGCCCTTGTCATTGGCAGTTGTCCACGCTTTACCGATATCAACCTTTTGGTCAATAGCAATTGCTGCTGTTCGGTAAGCACGTGTGCTTAAATCTGAAAGTTCCTGGACACCTTTGAAAGCCAACTTGACTGGAGCAGATACTGCAGCAATCAGTGGGTCTACTGTGTAATGAAGTGCTGTACCTAACCATCCACGCTTTTGTTCAACATTTCCAAAATTATCTTTTAGAGTCTTCTGTTGCTCTGGTGTTAACTTTGAATATTCTTTTTTGGCGACATCAGATGGAAGAGATGATAACTTCTGGTGCGCATCTACAGCCTTGATATAGCCATTGATCTGCTGCTGTTGTGCTGCAGTTAAACCAACTTGAGCAGATATAGCTTTAATGTTATTGGAAGTTGATCCCACTACTGACCTCTAGATAAAGCCATCTGATAGAGAACAGAAATTTCTCCAGTGGTATCATATGGAAGTAACGCTGCAAGCGTATCTGAAAGCTTGCCCTCTGCTGGCTGCATAGGTCCAGGCATAGTTGCGATATCTTCACCTGGTTTATTTGATGGAGCGAACAACTCCACCATTGGTTCTTGCTTTCCAACTGCTTTAACAATGTCTGATGCTGGAGTAGGTCTTGCAGATGGGACTGCAGTAGTTGCAGCACCTGCAATATCTTCTGCCATTGCCTTGCGATCACCGTAATTTTGTGACGGTGGCAAATCTTCACGTACGGAGAACTTACCTGGACCGCCAATTTGTAATGGGCTATCTACCATCGGTATCCTCCTGTATCTTTTCTAAATCGTTTGAAAATTGTTCCCAAGCTTTATTTACTTCTGAATTTCGATTAGCGTTATAAACAGCTATCTCCATTAATTCTTCTGTTGCTGTCTGTACAGAACTTGCAAGATTATGTACAAAGCCTGCAAGTACTACTAAAAAATCAGCGAAGTGTACTGAGCGCGGAACCTTGTTATTATCCACGCCCAGTACCTCCGTTAATTAAAATTTACTTAGCCCTTCTTTACTGCTGTACCTTTTTGGCCTGCTGGAGTTGTTCCGAAAAATACTTTTCCGCCTGCTGGCTTTGAAGTATCCATCTTGCCCTCTTTTGGCTTTGACATAGGTGCTGCTGCACGTGATCCTTTGTTCATTTTACACCTCCCTCGTTTATGCTGCGCCGCTAATAGAAGCTAGCAGGGTTGCTATATCTGGACGTTGTTCTGGACCAGCAGCAGGGGCCGCTCCGCCTTGTTCTGGAGTTGGCTGCGAGGCAGGTACGGGGGCCGCACCTGCTGCTGGAGTTCCTGGTGCTCCTGGCATCATTGCCATTTCTGGAGCTGCTGGTTGTTCTTTAGGTGCAAATGCTTTGCCAATAACTGTTTCTAATTGAAGACCCTTTTGACGGCCTTGAATAACTTCTGCAATGCGGGAGATAATTTCACTAGGGTCTTGACCTTGCGCTGCCAACGCTGGAATGGCTTGAGCATACTGAGCAACAGCCACCCGCAGAGAATCGCGCATTTCTTCGATATCAACACGTTGTTCCTCCTGCGTCACATTAAGCTCCATAGGAATCTCACGACGTACATAGTCACGAGATACGAGCTTGTCTGAACGCATTTGTAGTAGAGCGATGATTGCACGGTTTGGATCCATACCAGACATAATGCCGTAACGGACATCTACGCCGTAGTTACCTGCAATCTGTCTTGATGGAATATACTTCATATTAAATGGAGTACCGTCGTCAACGCCCTTGATTTCCTTCGGCATATTGCCAAAGATCTTCTCGTCTACTTCAAAGCATAGAGATACTAGGTCAGTAAAGAGACGAGCAAATTGTGCTTGTGCTGCTTTGATCTGTGTGTCAAAGCCAGCTTGTAATGCTTGTACGCCACGACCTGTGACGATAGATGCGTCAATGTTTCCTGAGCGAGTCTCAGGATAACGAGCACCTGTACGTAGTTCACGCTCTAGAACGCCTGACTCGGTGAAGACACCATTAGGAAGTTCTAGTGGAACACGACGAATACCTTGTGGATTAGCAGAACGCATAATTGCGTCAGGACCCAATGCCAACTCTTGCACATCTTGTGGAATAGCAATAGGCGCTTGGATAGATTTTTCTGCTGCCTGAATTTGCAATACTGCAAAACGAGCACGAGCTAATTGAACTGATA